CAGGACTGCTCGCTCGGCGCCTGGCTCGAATCGCCTGACGGCATCGCCCATTGCAGGATGGCCCACATCGACCGCCGGACGCTGCGGCGCTACTCGACCTACGGATTCAACGCGACCTGGCGTCGCTCGGTCGCAAACGAGATCTACTTCTTCCGGCCCAAGACCGACGATGTCGATCGCCTGATCAGGATCATCGAAGTCATCATCCATCGGCACGTCACGCTCGGGGCTGCGGTGGCGAATGTGAGCTTTCTGTCGCGCGGACAGGGCATCGAGAAGGAAAGGGCCGTCTGACGGCGTGAGGATCCTGCATCGCCAGAAGGCCGGCGATCGAGGAGCTGCAGTCCTGCCGGCTCCTGATCCCGGCCTGTCCAGAAACTCTCCCCCCTATCGGCAACGCGGAAAGTGCCATTGCTCGAGAGCCTCCGCCCGCAGGAGCCTTGCCTATCTCCGCTATCCGGCGTCAGTGACGAGCCTTTCGATGAAGGCGACGGGTGATGCGAGGCGGCCAACAGCGGGCCCGCCACGCTTGCCCCCGTCAATCCTTAGCTGGCTTCAGGAAATCTGTTGCAGGATCTGTGCCCGACTGGGTATCGATCCGGCGCTGGTTAAGCGTCTGACGACGGCATCTGGTGCGCGGACGAGGCCGACGCCTGCTCTTACCGGCCCCAGTCCGATAGCAGACTACCTCTTGGGGCTCATCCAGCCATCATCTTCCAGCACGTCATGACACTGCCCGGGCCGAGACCTCGCGTCTCCTGGCGGTAGCGCTCACAGAAGACGGGGTTAGGTTTCCGGAGCGAGTAGGCAGGGCAGTTAAATTTCGGGACCGTAGTCGAGCCGCTGGAGCGCCTCGTTCAGGGTCTCGAGATCAAAGCCAGACCCATATCCCGAGGTGGTATCCGTCTTGTCGTGTCCGAGGATGGCCTGCAGGATGCCGTCAGACGGGCGGACCTGGTTCCGGAACTGGTCGGTGACCCGGTGCCGGAAGCTATGGAAGGTCTTGCGGCTGTCCTTCACGGATTTCCGCGCGTAGCGACCCCACCACTTGCTGAACCCGTGGGTGATCTTACCGCGATAGGGGCTGAGCTCTGGGAACAGTCGAACAGAGCCTGCCTTTCGCTGGGCTTCGACATAGCCAGCGAACCCGCGGTCAATCAGCTTTTTATGGATCGGAACGCAGCGTCGCGACGACCGCGTCTTGCGACGCGTTTCCTGGCCTGGCGTGTCGTCAATCGTCTCCATGTCGAAGAAGGACACATCCCCAGGCTTCGAGGCGAAGAGGACGTCGATCACGCGAAGCTGTCCGATCTCCTCAAGCCGCGCACCGGTATACATGGCGATGAGCGGCAGCCACTTCTGAGCCTCCCCTCCTCCCGCCTTATACCGTTTGCCCTTTGCCAGGACAGGCGATCTCACCAAAGCCTTCAGGTCGTCGTCGGAATAGGGCAGCCGCTCGACGACCTCACCCTCCTTGAGAAGAAACTTCGTGCCGAGGCAGGGATTGGTCTGGATATGGTCGTGCTTCAAGGCAACAGCCAGGATCGCCGAGATCGATCCGATCGCCTTGTCGTTGATTGTGCTGCGGGCGAGCAGCTTTGCGTTGTTCTTCGCGGTCCACTCCTGGATCGCCGTCACGCTGGCACTGCGGAGGTCTGAGGGGATGTTGCGGGGAAACAGGCTCAGGGCATCACGATAGGCCAGCACATGCTTTTTGGTGATGGAACGGATGGGTACGTCACCACAGATTGAGATAAAGCGCTCAACGTAGACGCCATACTCCTCCGCCGTCTTGGCGGAAGGGCTTTGCTGGTCGATCCAGGATTTGTGGGCATCACGCAGTGAAGGGCCAGCATCCATGACCGGCGGCATGAGGACCGGCAGCGGCGGCGGGGTTTCGACAGGCGCTCCATCGAGCCGCCGCAGGACGTCCTCATGGGCTCGGACACCAGCACGTGCGATGGCCAGCGACAATCGCGCCCGATCGATATGGTCGCGCGGCAGGCTCACTCCATTGTCGGCAAGGACTTCGCCGATCTCGCTTTCGGCAAGGACATCCTCGAAGGACTGCCTGATCGCGCGAGCGCTCTCGTCTGAGTGCCCCTCCGCACGCAGCGCGTCGAGTGTCGGGATGTGCGATGACCCGTCAAAGTCAAAGCGCTCTGGATCCTGGAGTGCTCGCCTCAGAACATCCAGCTCCCGCAAATGGGCAATCCGGCGGGCTGCGATAACCGCATCGCGGTCGGTGGCAAGCCCTTCGTGTTCCTCGAGGACCAACTCGGTCCGGTCAGCGAGTTGGTCGCGCCGGAGAACCTCATCGTCGTCACCGCTGAGGATTTGCCGATAGTATCGGTTGGCGATGTGCTCGATCTCTGAAGGCGAGAGCCCCGATACCGCCCGAACAGCGATAGGCCTGGCGGTCTGCATCGTTCGCAGCGTCGCCGCTTCCACGTGACCTTCCACCTGAGGATGGACGTCGAGCCAGCGCTTGCGGGCCAGCTGGAGATCGCGGGTCCCCAGCGCGATCTTGATTGTCCCTCGTCCACCGATGGACCGCCTCACCCCATTCCAAGGGAGTTTGACCTCACCCGACAGGACGGACTTCAACCGGGGTGGAACATTGCGGAAATAGGTGAACCCACCCTCGGGGCGCTCGATCAGGAACGGATTACCATTGCTGTTGAAGCGGCCCATCGGCACCTCTCTCGAAGGCCGATTCTAACCAGGATTCTAACCAGAATTCTGACCAGCCAGCGCCGAACGGGCTGACAATCGCAGAAAAACCGTTATAAATCAATGAAAAGCGCGCGCAGTGGCGCTCCCATGGGGAATCGAACCCCAGTTTTCGCCGTGAGAGGGCGTTGATTATGGACGGAGCTAGACAATTCTAGTTGCCCAAAAACTCGATATATCAATATTATAGGGACAGAAGAGGCTATCATTGCCTAGTGATGTCCAACCCCATATATTGGACATCAATTGGACATGGGAGGCGGTGATGGCGCGGAGCGTGCGCGATGCCAAGCTCGAGACGAGGACTGCACGGGCTCAGCTGAAAGCCAGCGGCAAGCCGTATTACCGCGCCATTGAGCCGGAGCTGCACCTCGGCTACCGGAAGCCTCAATCCGGGTCGGGAAAATGGGTTGTCCGACACTACGTTGGCGACCGAAAATACGAGGTCGAGACGATCGCGGTCGCTGACGACTTCTCAGACGCGGATGGCGTCGCGATCCTGAGCTTCGCTCAAGCGCAGAACGAGGCACGGGAGCGAATGAAGCGGCGAGCCCACGCCGCCGCCGGCATTACAGGGCCGCTCACCGTCAAGGACGCGATCGGCGACTATCTCGACTACCTGGAGAACAACAGCAAGTCCGCGGTCGACGCGCGCTCACGGTCAAATGCGTTCATTCTGCCGTCGCTGGGAGACGCCGAGGTCGAGACCCTGACGACCGATCGGATCGCCAAATGGCACGCGGACCTCGCGAAGTCCCCAGCACGGATCCGGACAAAGGACGGCGACGATCAGAAGCACAAGGCGGCGCCGTCAGACCCCGAAGCTCGGCGTCGTCGGAAATCGACAGCGAACCGGACTCTCACCGTCTTGAAAGGCGCTCTGAACCGGGCATGGCGGGCCGGGAAGGTCAGATCCGATGAGGCGTGGCGACGCGTCCAGCCGTTCAAGGGAGTGGAAGCCGCAAGGGTCCGCTACCTCTCCATTGCGGAGGCACAGCGCCTCATCAACGCGGCCGATCCGGACTTCCGCAAGATTGCTTTGGCCGCGCTCCACTCTGGCGCGCGCTACGGCGAACTCTGCCGGCTTGAGGTCGCCGACTTCAACCCTGACTCGGGGACGCTCGCGGTGCGCCAGTCCAAGGGCGGCAAGCCGCGCCATATCGTCTTGACCGACGAAGGCATCGCCGCCTTCAAACAGCTCGCTATGGGGCGTGACGGCGCCGAGCCGATGTTCGTCAAGAACGGAGCCCCATGGGGCTCTTCGCATCAGAACAAGCCGATGGCGGAAGCCTGCAAGAACGGCAAGATCACCCCGCCGATCTCATTCCACGGCTTGCGGCACACCTGGGCGAGCCACAGCGTCATGAACGGAATGCCGTTGATGGTCGTCGCCAAGAACCTCGGTCATGCTGACACGCGCATGGTCGAGAAGCACTACGGGCACCTCGCCCCCAGCTTCGTTGCCGATGCGATTCGCGCCGGCGCGCCGCGGTTCGCAATCGGAACAAATTCGAACATCACGGGAATCGCAGATGCTCGCAAATGACCCGACGATCGACCTGTCAGAGGTGGCGCGGCGATTTGCACCGGACACCGCTGATGGGCTCATAAACGCTGACCTCGCCAGGCTGCTCCTGAGAAACATTATCACGGGGTATGCGGAAGTCCTGCGCATCCGCCCCTTCATGGACGGAGGGCGGGGCACGACTACGGAACACTTAGCCCATCCTATTCCGCAATGGTTTTGGTATTCAGTCGTGCAGGCCGCCAACAATTCAGGAATAGATAGCGACGGAAATAACGCCTACACTGTGGTTACCGACGAGAAAGGTGAGTTGATCGCTCACGTCGCGTCGGGGATTTATTTCAAGCGCGATGAAATTGAACGCTACATGATCCAGATTGCGCACCCCAAAGCTGAGGGGGGTGTTGCGAAGGTTAGCCGTGGACCAAGGCCTGATAAGCGGAATAGAGCGATCGCCGCAATGATCGCGAAGGGCAAAGAATGGCTGTACGACCCTGCAGCTACCGAGGAGAGCAGGACCGCAGACCTCAATGCTGATGGATTGGACATCAGCCGATCGACGGTTCGCAATGCCCTTGGCGCAGCAAAGAGTCGCTTCGAGAGCGGATCATGAACAAATAGGAACCACGAACAAATAGGAACAGAAGCTACGTATAAGCAAGTCTAAGCGCACCCCTTAACGGAGCAGGTGTGCTTATGACCAATCCGACCAATATTGCCACGCAGCCCGCCGCCTATTCGATCGACGAATGGTGCCGCCGCTACGGCATCTGCCGCGCGACCTTCTACAACATGCAGAAGGCCGGCCGGGCGCCCAAGACCATCAAGCTGAACAAGCTCGTCCGGATCTCAGTCGAGGCTGACCAGGAGTGGCGCAAGGCCAGCGAGGTCGCGGCCTGATGCACCCCAAAGTGAAGAGGCCCACGGCGCCGGCGAGCGCGCGTGAGCCTCGGGAATGTGTTCTGGCGAACAGCTCCCAAATTGCCGCAACAGCCCTCGAAATGCAAGTGCGACGCATTCGCGAGAGGTTCGGTCTCTCACCTCACCTGGCCGCTGTGGTCGCGGCGCTGGCCTTCTCATTGGAGGCTTCGCGATGAGCGCGCCGAGCAACGCAGAAGCCCGGCGCTTCCTCGCTGTGGTGCTGGCTGATCTCGATGAGGTCGGGATCGAACGAACCGCAATGGCCATCATCGCGCGGGCCAGCGACCGCACCTCCGACCCCGACATGATCAAGGCGGTAGCCGCGATCGCTTCCGACCCGACGAATATGTGGGGTGACGAGCGACTGCCGCTCCAGGCGCCGGAAAGGTCCCCTGCTCCATGACATTGGACCCCTTGGCCCAAGAGCCCGCCCGCATTCCGCCGATTCTCTCATTCGAGGATTTCGAGCGGCAAGCGTTGGGCATGATGAGCAGCCCCCCGGCCGCGATCGAGAGCGAATCGGCGCCCCAGCCCGACCAGGCAGCTGCCGCGGCGATCGGGGCCACGCCGTTCTCATGGCTGGACTGCCACAACATCCCCGAGCGCGAGTGGATCTACGGACGCACGCTTATCCGCCGGTATGTGACCGTGACGGTCGCGCCCGGCGGGGTCGGCAAATCCTCGCTCACGATCGTCGAGGCGCTAGCGATGGTGTCAGGCCGCCCGCTCCTGCATGACGCCCCGGCCAAGCAGCTCCGCGTGTGGCTATGGAATGGCGAAGATCCGAAAGACGAACTGCAGCGGCGTATCATGGCTGCCGCGCGGCTTCACGGCATCTCCCGCGACGAGATTGGCGGTCTGTTTGTCGACAGCGGCCTCGACTGCCCCATCGTCCTTGCCAAGCAAACAGGCAGTGCCACCACCATCGTGGAGCCTGTGCAGGAAAAGCTCGTCGCGGAACTCAGAGGCAAACGCATCGACGTCATCGTCATCGATCCATTCGTGTCGTCCCACGAGGTCCCCGAGAACGACAATCCCGCCATGGACCGGGTGGCAAAGGCATGGGCGAGGGTCGCTGCCAGAACCGGCGCTGCAGTGCATCTGATCCACCACGTCCGCAAGACCGGTGGGAACGAGATCAGCATCGACGACGCCCGCGGCGGCGGCGCGCTGATCAACGCCGCGCGCGTCGGACGAGTGCTCAACCCCATGTCGACGGCGGAGGCCGAGCGGGCCGGCGTGGAACACCGCTTCCGATACGTTCGGATCGACGACGGCAAGGCCAATCTCGCGCCGCGCGCCGAGAAGAGCGCTTGGGTCAAGATCGAGTCGGTCCCCCTGATGAATGGCAGCCAGGGCGGCACCGGCGACAGCGTCGGCGTCGTCACAGCGTGGGAGTTTCCGAACCCCATGGATGCCGTCACGGTCGACCACCTCAGGCGCGCTCAGGCCGCCGTCAATGCGGGCGGGCCATATCGCGAGAACAGCCAGGCAGCGGATTGGGTCGGGCTCCCGATCGGCCGGGCGATGGGGTTAGAGGTCAGCCCCGACGGCAAGCTTTCCAAGGCGGATGCGGCCAAGGTCAAAGCCGCGCTCGCCGTGTGGATCAGCAACGGCATGTTCGAGGTTTATGAAGCCCCGGACGCCAAACGCGAGAAGCGCAAATTCGTCAAGGTTGGCGAGCCAGCCGATGACTGAGGTTTGCCGCACCTCACTTTCCACTTTCGCCTGCCGCGCCCCACCTCCCCCCCCCTATAAGGGGGTGGGGTGGGGCAACTTGGGCGCCCTACTGCCGCACCTTGCCGCGCCGCACCTTGTTGAGGTGGGGCAGAAGGTCAGGGAACCCCGTCTTGGCGAGGGCCAGCCGATTTCATGATTTGAGCCGGCTTTTTCTCATTCCTCCTCGAAAGCCCGCAATCCGCCGTATCAAGGCGATAGTTTGTATGATGACGGACAGGCTTAGACGTTCATTATCAATGACTTAGAACCGTTCTCGCGTTAGAATGTCCAACATTCGTCCAATAATGGGCGCGGATGCATGGGATTTCGGGCGTGAGCGCGACGGAGATAGGCGGCGGAAACGGCGACGGCGCAAAGGGCAAGGCCCGAATGCTCACGCTTGCCGACGTCGACCGCCGCACCGCCGCTTACAAGAACACTCGCCAGATCATCGCCGCGATCGAAGATGACCTCGGCGGGGGCGACCTCTTGTCGACTGCGGAGCGGCAGATGGTCCAGCGTGCGGGCGTTCTCGGCGCGATCCTCGAAGACATCGAGACGAGGTGGATCGGCGGCGCGGAGATCGACCCGGTCACCTACACGACGGTCATCAACGCCCAGCGGCGCATGTTCGAAATCCTCGGCACGAAGAGGCGCGCCAAGGACGTGACGCCCGACCTTCGCGACTATCTCGCCAGCAAGGCCCAGGAGGCCGCTGCGTCATGAGCGTGACCCTCTTGGCGGCCATGGACGACCCCAAGCTCTTCGCGCCCTGGTTCGCGCGCAACCCCCAGAGCTGGTCTGCCTGGCGCGCCTTCATCGCGGCGTTGTTCGGCTATGCCATGACCGACGATGAGCTTGCGACCTATCGTGCGTGCTGCGGTCACAACGGAGGCCCGCCGCTGGAGGCTCAGTCGGAAGCCTGGCTGGTCTGCGGACGCCGCGCTGGCAAGAGCTTCGTGCTCGCCCTCATTGCAGTCTACCTCGGATGCTTTCGCGAGTACCGGCAGTTCCTCGCGCCGGGCGAGCGCGGCGTCATCCTCATCATCGCCACCGATCGCAGGCAGGCCCGAACGATCTTCCGCTACGCCCGCGCATTGCTGACCGAGGTCGACATGCTGAAGCGCATGGTCGAGGCCGAGCGGTCGGAAGAGATCGACCTGTCGAACCGGATCACGATCGAGATCGGCACCGCGTCGTTCAAGGCCGTACGCGGTCGGACCTTGGTGGCGATGCTGGGTGACGAGGTCGCGTTCTGGCCTGCTGAGGACAGCGCCTCGCCCGACTATGAGGTGATCGACGCCGTGCGTCCCGGCATGGCGACGATTCCGAACGCCGTGATGCTGATGGCTTCGAGCCCGTACGCCCGAAAGGGCGCGCTCTGGGACGCGTACAAGCGGTATTACGGCAAGCCAGACGCCCCCGCCTTAGTGTGGCAGGCGGCGACCCGCACGATGAACCCCAGCGTCCGTCAGAGCGTCATCGACGAGGCGATGGAGCGGGACCCGGCGGCGGCGTCGGCAGAGTACGGGGCGATCTTCCGAACCGACGTCGAGAGCTTCGTGAGCCGCGAGGCCGTGGAGGCGTGCACCACGCCCGGCCTGTATGAGCGGCCCCGCGCATCGGCTCATCGCTACTTCGGCTTTGTCGACCCGTCTGGCGGCTCTGCTGACAGCTTCACGCTGGCGATCGGGCACGCCGAGGGCAAGGTCGGCATCCTGGACGCGGTGCGCGAGCGCAAGCCGCCCTTCGTCCCGTCTGAGGTGGTCGCAGAGTTCGCCGCGCTGCTGAAGTCCTACGGCATCACCAAGGTCGTCGGTGACCGGTACGCCGGCGAATGGCCCCGCGAGGCGTTCCGCGGCCACGGCATCACCTATGAGGCCAGCGCTGCGCCGAAGTCGGACCTCTACAAGGATCTGCTGCCCAAGCTGAACTCTGGCGAGGTCGACTTGCTCGATCTGCCCCGACTGACGACGCAACTGGTCGGCCTGGAGCGGCGCACGTCGCGCGGTGGCCGCGATTCAATCGACCACGGGCCGGGCGGTCACGACGACCTCGCGAACGCCGTCGCCGGCTGCCTTGTCGGCCTCGTCGGCGCCCGTCCCAACACCATCAGCTGCACCCCCCTCAGGATTTAAAGGAGCCCTGCCCATGGCCACCATCACCCAAGTTCTAGCCGACCGCGCCACGGCCGGCAGCCGCTACGCCGACGCCGTCACGGAGCTGAAGGCCGCCTATATCGCGCTGGCCGCGATCGACATGGCGCTCGACAACAACGACGTCCCGACCCCCGGCCCGCAGCGGCCCGTACGGGGCTTCGGCCCGCTCACTCTCGACGAACTGCCGCTTGAACTCGTCCACCCCGTCTACCAGGCGTCGCGCACGCATGGGTGGCGCAAGGAGATCATCGCCGCGGCCGAGCCGATCATCAAAACCACCACTGCGGCCTGAGGAGGCGCAACATGGCACCGCCGAAAAATGTCTACCAGGCCCTGAAGGCCCGTTGGAAGCCGGAATGGACGACCCTGCCGTCCGTCGCCGGCCTGAGCATCCACATCGATCGCATCGCCGAGGCGCCGACGTCGGTGGCGGCGGTCAAGGCTGAGCACATCGCCGGCGGCAAGCTGTCGGTCCTGGGCGTGCGGGAGAAGACGCGCGAACTCGCCGCGGCGACCATCCCTGATCTGCGGCGCGCTCACTACGCCCTTGAGCAAGCCAGGGCCAACGTCGCGCTTCAGCGCAAGCGCCTCATGGACCCGCCGATCGACCGGACGGACATCGTCGGCGCGATGGTGCGGCAGGAGATCCGCGCCAAGCTCGAAGCGATGGACCAGGGGCAGCGGATGAAGTTGCTCCTAGACGGCGACCCGCGAGTCTATGACGCCTGGCGCGAGCTTCCAACCTTCGTCCCGGTCCCGGCCGACTTCACGGCCGAGCTGCAGGAGCGGCGCCTGGAGGAACGCGACCCGGTCTCCATGGAGCGGATGCGCGAGGCGAACGAGGCGATCGAACTGGTCGACACCATCCTGAGGGCCGCAACCGACGAGCTTCGGGACGTCGCCGAGTTCAACAAGCACGGCAAGGAGTTCGAGGCGTTCTTCGCCGGCGCCGCGGCCCCGGTCGACGCCCAGTTCGCCAAGAAGCCGGCTCCCGTCGAGGTCGACATCGCGGGTATCGCCGGCGTGATCGACGCGCTCTCCCACAAGGATCGGGATGAGCTGATCGACCGCGCCCTCGGCCGTCAGCTCGAAGACCTCAAGGCGTGAGAGGCGGCCGGTCGTGACCAGGCAGTGGATCAGGGAGTTCGGGCTGTCGATCGACACCGGCAGCGAGACGATCGACGTGTCTCAGCTTCGCGGCCGGTTCCGGGTGCGGCTGGCCGTGGTGCAGTCGCCGAACTCGGCCGAAATCCTCGTCACGAACCTGTCGGAAGCGACGGCGCAGAAAATCCGCAAGGAGGGGCAGAAGGTCTCGCTGACCGTTGGCTACCAGGGCGGGCCGTCGATCGCCTTCACCGGCAACATCATCCAGAAGCGGGTCGGGCGCGAGAACCCGGTCGACACCTACCTCGCGATCGTCGCCCAGGACGGGGACATCGCCTACAACTTCGCGACGGTCAGCAAGACGCTCGCGGCCGGCTCGACATTCAAAGACCAAGTCGACGTCGTGCTGGAGGCCATGAAGCCGCACGGCGTGACGAAGGGCTACATCTCGGACCTCGGCGCCAAGAAGATGCCCCGCGCTCGCACGCTGTTCGGCATGGCGCGCGACGCGATGCGAGACATTGCAATCTCGGCCGGCGCCAACTGGACCATCCAGGACGGCAAGCTCGACGTGGTGAAGTTCGGCGAGACAAAGCCGGGCGACGTCATCGTCCTCAATTCGCAGACCGGCATGATCGGGCGCCCGGTCCAGACGTTCGAGGGCGTGATCGCACGAATGCTGATCAACCCGCGCGTGAAGCCCAACGCGCTGATCAAAATCGATGAGGCCAGCATCGACGCGGCGGCGTTCACGCCGGGCATTCCTGGGGCGCTGGGGAACAGCAACCTGGCGAAGGGCATCGCGGCAGACGGCCTCTACAAGATCGTCGTGGTCGAGCACCACGGCGATACCCACGGAAATGCCTGGTACACAGAAGTCATCTGCCACCGCGCCGATGGCGAGGGCATCTACTTCAACATCGCCAGCCAGAACATCGTCGCCGAAGAGGTCGACGGAAAGGCAGTCGCGCCATGACGCATCACGAATTCACGGTCCGCGGCACGCTCTACCGCTCGGGCGGAATCGACCCGGTCGCGCAGGGCCATGTCGCGCGGCGCCTGATGCCGCTCGCCGACGGCCTGGCGCCAATGCTCAAGCAGCTCCTGCAAGGCGGAAAGCCGCTCCTACCGAGTGAGCAGGGCCTGCCCGGGATGATCGACCGGGCGATGCCGCTCATCGAGTTCCTGAGCGTCATGACGACAGAGACGCATGACTACCTCCTCAACGCCACGCTCGCGAAGGTCGAGCGGCTGGGGCCGACAGGCCGGTGGGAGCGGATCTGGAACGACAAGCGCGGCAGCCTGACGGTCGATGGCATCACCGGCGCCGACATCATTGAGATCGCGTTCACGGTCCTGGCGACGGACCTGGCGCCCTTCTTCCTGTCGCTGCTTGAGCGCATGCCCAAGGCGGCCATGCAGGCTCCCATCGTGAGGCAGTTCCATGGCTGAGACCGTGCGCGATTTTTTGGTCGGAATTGGGTACAAAATCGACGGGAATTCGGAGCAGCGGTTCCGAAACTCGGTCGAAAGCGCCACGAAAGCCGTTGTCGGGCTGGGCGTCGCCGTCGCGGCAGTTACGACCGCGGTCACGGCGGCGGTCACGAAGATCGCGGCCGGGTTCGATGACCTCTACTACGCCTCGCAGCGGACCAAGGCTAGCGCCGAGAACATCAAAAGCGTTGGGTATGCCGTCTCGCAGCTCGGCGGCTCGTATCAGGGCGCGGTCGCGTCGATCGAAGCCTTCGCGCTCAAGATGCGGTCCAACCCCGGCTATGAGGGGATGGCGAAGAGCCTCGGCGTCGTCACGCGCGAGAACGGCCGGCTCAAGGACACCACCGTCCTGATGACGGACCTGGCCCGCGCGCTGTCACGCAAGCCGGAATACGTCCGGCTGCAGTACCTCGAAGCGCTCGGGATCGACGAGGCCACTTACAAGGCGCTGGCGTCCGGCGACCTGGTCCGCTTCACGGAGGAGTATCGCCGCAAGCAGGAAGCGCTCGGCGTCTCTCAGACCCGCGCGGCCGAAATCGGGAAAGACCTCACCAACGCCTGGCGCTCGCTCGGCGCCACGGCCGCCGCGGTCGGCGACAAGCTGCTGCAGTCGCTCGGTCCGGGCATCAAGGATTTCGTCGACCGGATCGACGCGTTCCTGGTCCGCAACGCCGACAAGATCGTTGCCTTCTTCGAAAAGGCGGCCGAGTGGGTCGGCAAGCTGCTGAACGCCTTCATCCAACTCGTCGAGAAGGGCGAGGGGCCGCTGGTCGAGTTCTTCGACAAGATGGTCAAGGGCGTCGAAAAGATGCAGACCGCGTTCGCGGCGCTCGCGGCCTTCCTCGGCGGCGCATTCCTGCTCTCGGTGCTGGGCTCGTTCGCCAAGGTCGGGTCGGGCTTCGCGGCGATGCTGCTTAAGCTAGGCATCCCGGCCGCCGCCCTCGGTATCGGCGCGACCGCCATGGGCTACGGCCCCGGCGCGGAGGCGCTGCGCCAGAACGGCGTCGGGTCCGACCCCGACGTCCGTCAGGCCACAGGCGCGGCGCGCTATGCCCGCGAGGGCTGGAATTGGGTCAAGCGCAAGCTTGGGTTCGGCGACAGCGCCCAAGCCGATCCGGCCGCCCTGAGCCGTCGCAGCGCGGGCGGCGGTGCTCGAAACAATCGCCTCACACCGGACCAGGCCGCCGAGATGGCGCGAGGCATTCAGGCCGCGGCCAAGTCGATCGGTATCTCTCCCGACGATCTCGCTACGGCGATCTCGTACGAGACCGGCGGCACGATGGACCCGTGGCAGAAGGGGCCGCGGACGCAGTGGGGCAGGCATCGCGGCCTGATCCAGTGGGGCGAGCCGCAGGCGCGCAAGTACGGGGTCGATGCGAACACCTCGATCACCGACCAGCTCATGGCCGCGGCGCGCTATCTCCGCGACCGTGGGGTGAAGCCCGGCGACGGGCTCCTGCAGGTCTACGCCGCGATCAATGCCGGCCATGCCAGCAAGATCAACGCGACCGACGCGCACAACGGCGGGGCGCCCGGCACAGTCGCCGACAAGGTCGCCACCATGGGCCGCCACAAGGGCGCTCTGTCGCGCCTGGAAAGGCAGGGAGGCGTTCAGCCGCCCGCGCCGCCCGTAGCTACTCCAGCCGCCAACGACGACTTGGCCGCCGAATACAAGCGCAAGAGCGGGCGCGATCTGGCGAGTGACCGGGAGAAATACCCCGACCACGTCGGGCAGTGGGTTGAGCAGTTCACGGGCAAGAAGATGCCCGAGCAGCCCAAGCCGTTTGACATGTCGCGGTTCAACGCGGTCAACCCGGCGCGGGTCCAGGCGAACGCGGCCCTTGTCGGCGGGTTCGGCCTTGGCGGCATCACGGCGCTGACCCCGCCGCCGGCGTCGAACACGAACGTCGACATGAACCAGCGCACGGAGATCACGATCCTGGGCGGCAGCGACCCGCAGGCCACGGCCCGTGAAGTCGCCGGCGCGCAGGAGCGGGTCAACGGCGGGCTGATCCGGAACGTGCAGGGGGCGGTGCGCTGACCAATTGAGGCGCGTTTTCAGGGTGGCGCGCCTTCAAGGAGCCGCCGGCGACCGTGGATGTATCGGCGCCGGCGGGAGCCCTCTTCAGAGCTTTTCGCTCACCTCTTGCCAGACTTCAGCCGCAGCCGCGACGAATGCCTTCACGTACTCGTCGCCTGCCATCTTGCGGGTATCGTGATCGAAGAACAGGCTTTCGTCGCGATCGCCGTCGTGCCCCAAGTGGCGATCAACCACGTGGTGCAGGGGCTCATCGCCGTAATAGCTGTCCAGGTCCATCTCGCCCATGGCCTTAAGGTCGGGGTACGCGGCGAACTTCATCGCCCATTCGCGCCCGGCCCGCGATCCCTCCGTTGTCTCGAACTGCTCGTATTCAGCCTTGGACGCCCGCAGGCGCTCGATAACGTCTTCCATGACAGGTTCCTTCTGAAAGCTGTTGGTCACCATGGCCGAGGCGAATGCGGCTTGCGCGATGCCCGACCAGTTCAGTTCCCCCGCCTGATCCATGCGTTCCTTCATGTCGTCGGGGACGTAGATGCTCATACGCGCCATGGCCTAACCTCTTGTGTGCACATGATGGGGTATATGCGTATAATTGGCGCTCGTCAAGCGATATACGCACATAGTAAGTCGTATGCGCATCTGCGCCCATCAGAAGTCGATCACGGCGATCGCGACGCACCTGCAAGCCCCATCGGGGCAGTCCCCTTCCCCTGGATGCCCGCCCTTCGGCGCGTTGAGATGTGAGAAGATCTTGCCCTCATTGCGCCGGCAGCGCTCGCAAGTGCGATTATCGAGGCAACTGCTCCAGCGATATCGGGTGATGCCCGCTTCGATCGCGCGTTGCCGGTTGGAGGCCGATGTCACGGACGCAATGCGCCTGCGCTCTTCAATGTAGCGCTGCTCTTCTGCGGCCCGTTCCTCGGCGGTCATGCCTTTCGATCGCCGCGGCCGACGCGCCCGCTGCGTCATCTCGGGAGGGAAGTCGCCCTCGATCCCAAGCGACGGGCGCTTGGCCTCCCCAAACAGGCGGCGCCAGTTGATCATCGGACTGCCCCTCCGGAGCAAACTGCGCTCATCCTTGGCGTGGCCGCGGCAGACCTCGAAACCGAAGGGTGCCAAACGCCCCCGTTACTCGGTTAAAATGTAACAGAGATCGAAGGTTTGGTAACGCGGATCCAAGAATCTGGGGATCCGTTGCAAACGCCTAGAAAAGCGTTACACGGCCCCTCATCGGGCGGCGCCAATCTGTGCGAAAATGCAATGGTAGAAGCGCGTTTCCGGATCGATTAGCGCGCAAATGCACACACGCGGGATCCCCGTTGCCCGCGCCCGGCGCCCCGCTTTAGCCTGCCTCAAATGAGGAATCCCCGCCGCTGCTATGACGCCCAAGGCCGCGAGGTCGCGCCGGAGACGGTCGGCGGATTGCTGGCGGCCGGCATCGGCAGGGCCGAGATCTGGTGCAACGGGTGCCACCATCACGCCGAGGTCGCGATCGACCGCTTCCCCGCTGACACGCCCGTTCCTGACCTCTGCCTGCGCTTCCGGTGCTCCGCGTGCGGTAGTCGCAACCTGTCGTCCAGGCCGAGCGTGATGGACCACTATGCGGTCATGCGCGAGCGGACCGGGATGGGGTATGGGAGCGCGCCCGGAAGCGCAGCGCGGTCCTGACGCTCCTGAACGATGAGGAGTGGGCCAAGTGGAGCGACCGCGAGATCGCGAGGCGGTGCGCGGTCTCCGACCGCTTCGTCAACAACGTGCGCGGCGGCCTCACTGCGAACCGTTCGCAGTCAGAGGACCGCACCTTCACAACCCGCCACGGCACGGTCTCGACGATGAAGGTCGAGAACATCGGCCGGAAGCCGGTGGAGCCGGCGCCGCCTCCCGCCGACGAGCCGCCAGCGGGCCGGATCTCTCCATTCCGCTGACGGCCGGCCCGTGCGTCTGGGGGGCAGCAGCTACGGGCTCCGGCACGATGCGACGGCCGCGCCGGCGGTTCAACGCGACAAACTGGCCAGCTTCGTCCGCTCGGTGCGGGAGAGCATGCAGATCAGGAGCGCCTGCTCTTCGTTGAGATGGAAGGCGGTGAAGGCCTGCCCTCTCGACTGCCCGCTGGTAACGGGCAGTGGACCAAACGATGCCAGCTCTTCGGCATTGGCCTTGATGGTCGAGCGGATGTCGTACTCGCGCTTCAAGCCGAGCGCCGCCGCCAGATCGGTGTCGAGCACACGGGGCTGTCAGCCCTCCCGCGCCTTCCTGAGCCTCACGCCCGGCCCCTCGCCGTTCTCGGCGACGAAGATGACGCCGGCGGCTTCGAGCGCGGCGCGCATCTTGTCGACGCTGCTCACGCGCGCGTCCTGGCCGGCCTCGAACCGATTGACCGTGTTGGACCCGACCCCCGCCTTGCTGGCGAGTTCGGTGGTGCTCCAAGAGAGGGCCGCGCGGGCCATGCGACATTGAACTGGCTTCATATGGTGTGATTATCACCATTTGTTATTGACATCAAACCAAACATGGAATTATCACTAGTGGTGTGAATATCACCATTAGGAGTGACGCCATGTCCAAGATCATGCCGACGCAGTCGATCAAGCCCCTCACGCCCGGCCCGGTGCCGGCGCCGCTCGATCTCGAATGGAGCGACCTCGCAAACCTGCACGACGCGTTGCTGACCTTCTCCGACGTCTGCTGCGGGCTCCAGTGCCAGCCGCGGTTTCAGAAGGACCGCATCGGTGGTCTGAACGATGCCGGCCTCTATCTCGCGGAGATCGACCAGCTCATCACGTCGGCCGCCAATAGCATCGCCGAGCGCGCGCTGGACGCCAAGGCGACCGATCCCGAGGGCATGCACCGCGTCCTCATGCTGGAGGAGGTGCGCGTCTACGAGAGCACCGAAGTGATCGCCGAAGTCGCCAACCGCCCCGCCGGGTCGCGGTCATGAGCGGCTGCAGCTTCACCGGGCCGGGCTGGTACCGGATGCTCTGGCGCGGCGCGCGTGACGCGCCGGGCACGAGCAAGGTGGTCTGGATCCAGGAACTCGACGACCCCGACCTGCCGGGCTTCCTGGGCGTCTGGCCGGACCAAGGCGCGGTCAACAATCCCCGGCGCGCGCTCGCCCGCATCAAGCGCGAGGTCTGCGAACGCAGCCTCGTCGCACGGGTCGAGGTGGCGATGCTATGAGCCCGGTCATCCCCTTCCCGCGACGGCCGCCGGCTGACCCTCAGGAGGTCGCCAGCGGCCTTGCAGCACTTGATCAGGCCGTGAGCCAGTTGCGCGCCCAGAGGCGGCTCCAGCGCGACGCACGGGCGCGGGTCGAGGAAGTGGTCGCGCGGATGATCGAGCTTCTGGACGATCTCGACGGCGACCCCGACGCGGAGGATGGCGACGAGCGTGATAGCTCATGGCCGGAGACGGCTGGCCGGGGATGGGTGGCCGGCGGCGCCCAGCACGAAGACGCGGAGGATGACGACCCGGCTCACCCCTCGCAGGACGACAACGGCATTGGGGATCAGGACGGGCGGTGGGAGCAGTGCGAGCTATGACCGCGCGCTCCAGGCTCGCCGGCCGGAACCCGCGGCAAGATCGATTCGGCGAGGCCAAGGCTCGGGAGCTGTCACGACTGCAGGCCGAGCTTCGCGTGGTCGAGTGGCTGATCCGCTACCTCTCAACCGGTAGCGACTTGACCGACGAAAAGCCGTCTCGCTGA